CGTAAAGGCATTAGCGATAGTTACGATATTGCAGATAAGAACAAAGATCGTTTTTATGCTGCAATGAACAAGCTCAAAGATGCACATGGCGATGTTTCAGTCATGCTTTCAGATGAGCATCGCAACCTATTTCATGGTAGCCGCACCCAAGCAAATGTTTCAGATCTGCTTTCCAACGCACTCGCAGAAGACTGGGGCAAGCGTCAAACCCCATTTAACTCACTTGTCAAAAATGAATTAAACGAGCCACGCACTTCCGCAGGCGTACTACAAGCAAAAGCCAGCGCACCTTTGTACCATTTCAATAAACGTGTTGGCGAATACATGCCAGATCCAGCAAGCCTTGAGTCGGCCACACGGTTCGGTAAAGGCATTAAAGCAACCGATGATCCTACATACGCTGGCCGTATGCGCACCAATGTTTACACTTTGCGCTACAAGCCAACAGAAAATGAGCAACCAACTTTTCTTGATTTAAGAAAGAAAAGTTCTTCATCTCCAATCATTACACGCTTGCGTCAAGCACAGGCTACAGGCCAAACACGTAACGAACTTGGCTTAATTGGCAAAACACCAAAAGAGTATAGCGATCAATACAAGACTCTTGCTAAGATGCTTAAGAACAATGCAGATTACAGCGGTCAAGATTTGCTCGATGCTTACCGCAGCGCGCTTGTATCCGCTGGTAAGTTGGGCAAGGACGATATTAATAGCCGCATCTCTGACATTACCAAAGGCGCAATGCAAGATGAAGGCCATACTGGATTTAAATTTACCGACAAAAATGGTTCGGTTGCGCATGTAGTCAATAGCGACCATGCAATTGCCAACCTTACCCAGCTTGATCCAAAACTTACTATGGATAGCCTTATCCCTAAGTACCTTATCGACAACAATACAGTTGTTCGTGGATCGCTAGGTATTGCTCGCCAAGATACATTTATTCAGCAAGATGCTCAAAACACAGCCAATGGCTTTTTCAAGCGTTTGGCAAAGGCTGGCTATGGTCCAGAAGTTGAGCAAGCTCAAGGAACTTTGCAACTTGAAAATCGCCGTTTGGTTAAAAATCCAGATATTGAATTAAATGCACCACTGCCAAAACTTGACCCACAGGCTTTAAACAAAGAAGGCTTAAATGTGCTTAATGAAGCACGCGGTATTCTTATTAAGAAACTAGGCTTTGATGCTTTGCAAGTAAATAAACTTGATCCAATTGAAGCAGTGTCTTTGATTTATCGTGAATCACACGATCTTGCATCTGAAGCATTTTTGCCAGTCAATGCACCTAAAGCAGTTCAAGATGCTGTTAGTCGTTTGGCCGCAAAGGGCTACCGCCCAGTTCTTGGTACAGATATTGGCCATGCTTATGAGTCACCAATTCTTCACCCAGTAATTGCAGATCAACGTACATCCTTGCTTCGCAAGGCTGCATTGGCACTTAAACTTGACCCATCAAAAGTTACAGATATTTCTGTAGCTACATCAAAAGACATTGCCCAAAAGCAAGAGGTTGATCGCTTGTTTGCATCTGGCAAAGTACAGCCATTTGTTGGCGATAACTCAAGCACCATTATTAATATCTTGCGTGACTATGCTCGTTATGGCATGCGCGAAAACACCACTGGCAATAAACTTACAAATGCCATTCGTGGTTGGGGACAAGGCAAGCGTGATCAACTTATAACACAGCTTATGGGTGATACAAGTAACTTGACTGTCAAAGAAGAAAATGAATTGCGTGCAGAAGCAACTCGTGCCGCCAATGAAATTTTTGGTTCACAACGCCGCATGTCAGATTTAAGTTATAAGCAAATGATCAAGGCTCTTACTCAGCCAGTGGCTAAGGGTGCTAAAGATTATTTACAGGATAAAACCCCACGCTACTCTTCAGAAGATGCAGCCGAAATTGCCAAGGCTGTTATGATCGGAACTGCTAAAGCACCTGGTTACACCATGGGTCTTGGCAAGGGCGAAGACTTTATTCGAGCATCTGGCGCAATGGCAACTAACGCAACAGCATCTTTTTTTGGCAAAATACCGCTACTGAATAACTTTAAGATCGGCCAAGGCCCACTTGCTCAAGCAGTAACTGCGCTACCAAGCGATTTAACTGCGCTGCGTAATCGCTGGCGTTTTGATCTTAACCCAGTATTCTCTGTACGCCGTTTGACTAAGACCAACATCAAGGCAGCCACAGAAGGTATTCCGTTTACTCGTGCACCTTATGAGGCTATGACTCGTCTAGGAATTAAAGATGAGGCATACAACATTCTTAGCAGAACCATGCCAAAGGTGTATGCCAAGGCTGCTGAACTAGACAGCGTTGATCGCTTCTTGGCTCAAAATGATCCATTTAACATTTTCAACCCTGCGCACAATATGGCATGGCAGGCATATCATCTCAAGCAATTGGGAATGGATGATGCAACTATTGCGCAGAAATTGGAGAAGATCAATACCTATGGTGATCGCACGCCACTTGAGCGTACAGTCAACACGATCTTCTATCCATTTTCTTTCAACAAGACATTGTATAAAAACATCGGTGGTTATCTACTAGACCATCCTGGTGAGAACGCTTTGCTTAACGCAGGCTTTCAACTATACAATCATCTTGACCCAAAGAATCAAGATCCAAACAATGGCTTGCAGAACTGGTTTAACAACCATTTGCCAGTTATTCAAGATCTTGAAAAACTTAACGCATTTGAACATGGAACTGGTTTAGGTCAGTTTGGTGGTATTAACGCGCCATACTTGCAAGACGCTCCATACATCAAATCATTTATGAACTTGTTTAGCCCACAGGCTATTACACCAGCTGCTGCACCTGGCGCGCTTAAGACATTGACTAACATGGTTCCAGCGCTTAGCGAACTTAATGGCTTGCTATTTAACGTTAATCTCAATACTGGCGCTGCTAATGCAGGTGGCGTAGGTTCTGGTCGGCTAACGGAAACTGCCAAGGTTGGGTACTGGGAATTAAAAAATCTTGCGCAACATGCTGTTGACCTAAGCAAAGAATTGATGGGAAAGAAAGTAGATCGTACTTACTACACATCTACTCTTCCAGACAATGGCCAAATTCAAGCTGGTATTGACACAGTAAATACTCTTAAGACTCAGTTGGCAAATCTTGTCGGTAGTGGTCAGGTATGGCCAAAGGCCGCAGGTGTGCCAAAGGTTGTATGGGGGTTGCCTTACAATTCAACCAGTTTTGAAATGTATGCACAGGCTTTGTACCCAGCATATACGCCAGGTGCTGGCGTTGGCATGGCCGCAGAAAAGGCAACACAAGCAAAGACTTTTGTGCAAAATCTTCAAGGCACATTTAGATTTGATGCTTATAACACCTTTAATACAACAGCTCAGTCTGCTGTTACAAAATTGTCAAAGACTACAGATCCTACAACTATCCAAAATATCGCAAATCCATTGCGAGCATTGGCTGTAAATATTGCAGAACAAGATCCAAAGTTTGTTGCTTTTTATAATAAATTCTACGAAAGTGCTTTAGGTCCAATTGAAGGGTTTAGCAAATAATGACTCTTAAGATCAAACAACAGAACATTACCCTTGACCCAAGTGTCATTGCGCAAGCGCAAGGTGCTAGCGGTACAAGCACTACAGCAACATCTCCAGTTACTGCAAAAGCAAACGCAAATTCCCCTATTAAAAATGAATATGGGTTTGTCGTCAATGGCAAAACACCATCGGTTATTACGCTTTCACAGTTAAGTTCAGCATTGGCTGACACTACAAACAACGCGCCAGCAATTCAAAAAATGGCAACTGATGTGGGTAGCGTGCCAGGTGCTCTTTCTGATTTACAAAGCATTTCGACCAATGGCAACCTTACTCCCGTTGAGCAGAATTATTTAAAGAATTATGCTCTTGGCGTTGTTAATTCAACTCCAAAAGGCCAAGCCGCTTCTATCTATAGTTATGTTACTGGCAAACTAAACCCACAGCAGTTTAGCCCATATGCAATTAACTCCACAATTAGCGACATTCAAAAAGATCAGCCAAATATTCAGGCTAGCCAAAATACTATTAATAGCGTATTTATGAATCTTCTTGGTCGCAGCGCGACACAAAACGAGATTAATGCTTATACCCAGCAATATCTTAACTATGCTGCTGCTAACCCAACTCAAAATACAAGCGGTTCTGTAACATACAAAGTTGCAACTATTCCCACTGCCACCGGCACTACTTCAAATCGATTGCTTCGTTCTGGCGAATCTGAAACTTCTACTCAAAACGATCTTGCGGAACAGCAGTATCTTCAAAACCAAGTTCTTAATTCAGGTGATTACAAGGCGTTCCAAGCCTCTGGAGCAGCGTTTAATCTTTTGAATCAAATTGCTAGCAAGGATGCAGGTGTTGCTTAATGGCTACCAAATCAACAAAACCAGCAGCAAAAACAAATGCGCAGCCAAAACCAGAAGTTGCGTCTGCTAGCGTAGCGGCATCGGAGCCAGGTCTTGGCGGTTTGCTTGCGCCAGGTACAGATTTTTCCGAGATACTTAAAAATCAAAACTCGGCTCAATATGCTTTTTGGAAAACAGCTGATGCAAATATTCCTACCGTTAAAAATGGTACTGGATATTCTCTTTGGGAGTTTATTAATGATGCTGTTAACAACCATTGGATCGATGCTCAAGATCCTACAAACTTTGAATTAAACCTTAAGAAAACAGATTTTTGGAAAGCCTATGGCGCACAAGCACTTCAAACTGCTTCCGATAAAGCACAGTCTCTTGATGCTAACGGAAACGTCCTTCCTAATAGCGTATATGGCTTAGAACTTCAGCGTAGAGAAGACGGCATTGCTGCTCAAGCAACTAACATGGGTTATAAACTTAGCCCAGATGTTATTGCCCAACTGGCTACCACAACGCTTAATGATGCATATGATCCTAGTGTTTACAATTCTAGCGATTACTCTGCAACCCTTCAAAGCAGAATTGTAGCCGCTGCCCAAGCAGCCAATATTCCGCTTACTGGCGGAGCAGGTGCTAGTAGTGGTATTGGCCAAATCAACCAACTTAAAGCATATGCTGCAAGCCAAGGCGTATCACTGCCAGATACTTTTTATACAGATGCTGGCAATCAGCTGGCAGATCCAAAATCTGGCGCAACCTATGACACATTTCAAAACAATATTAAAGGTTATGCAGCTTCTAAGTATTCTGGTTTTGCTCCACGCATACAGCAGGGTGAAACAGTATCTACCATTGCAGCGCCATACCTTCAAGAGATGCAAAACATTTTGGGTGTTCCAGCGGACAGCATTGACCTAACATCAAACACTGGAGACGGTGGCTTGATTAACAAAGCCTTGCAAGGTCAAATTGATCCATCGACTGGTACTGGAACGCCTATGCCAATCTGGCAATTTGATCAAACCCTTCGCCAAGATCCGCGCTGGAATAGCACACCAGATGCTCAAAATACAATGGGAAGCATTGTTGAAAGCCTAGGCAAAATGTTTGGAAAGATCTAATGACAACTTATGCAGCCGATGCGGCAGCTGCAATTATTTCTAAGATGGGACTTGGTTAATGGCTAGTTCAAAATTAAACGTAGCATTAGATTATACACCTGGTCCACCAGATCCATCACAGGTAACGTTTAACCCAAATGCAACAACTACAACATCTACACCAGCGCAGTCTGGTCCATTAGATCCATCACAGGTAACGTTTAACCCAAATGCAACAACTGTTTCTTCTAGTTCGCCTTTAAATTACCTTACTGGCGCAGCATATGCTTCTGAGGTTGTGCGTGAAAATGCCAATGCAACACTTGCCGCGGCGCAAGCTAAAGTAGCAGCAGATATTGCTGCTGGACTTAATCCGAATACAACCGTTACAACTGCCAATGGCACAAAAATACAGGTTAAAACACCAGGTAGCAGTTCAACTGCAACACCAACAACTGCAACACCAACAACTGGCGGATCATCTGGTAGCGGAACTTCTCAAGCGCAAACTCAAGATTACATTGCAGCCGCCCAATCCCAGTTAACAGCATGGGGCATTCTTAACCCTAATGATCCTAACTCAGCTGCATTGATGAATCAGATCACAACACTTGCTCAGCAAGGCGCACAGCCAGATACAATTAATCTTGCCATCCAAAACTCAGCAGCCTACGCTGCACGCTTTTCTGGTAACGCAATCCGTCAGCAAAATGGTTTGTCTGCGCTATCACCAGCGGATTATCTTACCGCTGAAAGCAACTACAGCCAGATCCTTACAGACTCTGGCGTACCACAGTCTTACCAAAATCAAGCGTTTTTAGCTAACCTTATTGGCAAGAATGTCGGCACAACAACACTTCAAGGTTATGTCAATATGGCTGGCCAGTTGGCAACAACCCAAGACCCATATTTGTTGCAAACCGCAAGTCAGCAATATGGCTTGACCCAAGGTGATTTAATCGCCCACTTCCTTGATCCAAACACAGCGCTACCTATCTTGCAACAGCAATATGCAGGAGTGCAGATCCAAGCAGAGGCTGCTCGTCAGAACATGGCTCTTAATCAGCAGAACGCTATGACGCTTGCTGCGCAAGGTGTGACACAGGCTCAAGCAAATACTGGATTTACAAATATTGCTACTCAAATCGGCAGAGAACAATCATTGGCCAGCATGTATGGCATGAACGCCGCTGGCGTAGGTAACGAATTAACAGCCGCTACATTTAATTCAAATGTTAACGGCGTATCAGCAGCGCAAGCTCAGCTCAACTTGGCTCGCTTGAACCAGCAGGAAATTAACCAATTCTCTGGCTCATCTGGCGCATCCAAGGGCAGCCTATATACGGAGCAAGAAGGCGCAAGCTAACTAACTTCCATCACTATCCATTGGCGTGGTGATGTGTAACTAAAGACCAAGAGTGGGAGCTAGTACCTCTTCCCCTGGAGAATACTACGGCCTGCGATCAACCAAACAGAAAAGGGAGTGCCACATGGCAGACCAATACGAAGATGATGACTTTGATCTTGATGAAGATCAACCATCGCAAACCCAAGACCAAAATGGTCCAGCAAATCTACGCAAAGCACTTAAGCGTGCGGAGCGTGAAAAGAAGGAACTGGCTGATCAGCTAGCTTCAATTCAGACAGAACTTCGAGGACGTTCAGTCAAGGAAGTATTGGAACAGAAAGGCGTGCCAACTAAGGTCGCCAAGTTCATTCCTGGCGACGTAAGTACGCCTGAGCAGATTGATGCATGGCTAAACGAGAACGCTGATGTGTTCGGTTTTGCTACGCCTGAATCTACTTCGTCTGAAGAACCAACACCTAATGCCCGTGAAACACAGCGAATCAATGCCGCTCTTCAAAACGCAAATACCCCGTCTCGTGATGCAGATACTGCCGCGAAACTGGCTGGCGTTAAATCAAGAGAAGAGCTTGACATGCTTGTTTTTGGTCAGAAGATGACTGGTCGCGGACGTTAATCAAACCCATTCGCACACTAAACCCTATAGAAAGTAGGTGACACAATGGCCAATCAATATACCGACTCAATCGGTTCTACCTCTGGTATTCCAGGATTAGTACAAACCGCTTATGATCGCTATGTCGAGTTTGCGCTCCGTGCTGTCCCACTTATCCGCGATGTAGCAGATAAGCGCCCAGTACAACAAGCTATGCCAGGTTCGTCTGTTGTATTCCAGATTTACACAGATATGACCGCCGTTACTTCTTCACTCTCTGAAGACGTTGATCCAGATGCTGTTGCCCTTGGTAACACAACACCTATCACCGTCTCATTGCTTGAATACGGTAACGCTTCTCTTGCGACTCGTAAGCTCGAGTTGTTCTCACTATCAGATGTAGATCCAGCTATTGCAGACATTATTGCCTTCAACATGGCTGACTCACTTGATACTGTTGTTCTCAACACACTCATCGGTGGACCAAACGCTATCGCTGAACTTACAGGTGGATCAACTGCTCCAGTTTCAACATACGCTGGAACATACACCAACGGAACAACACAAGCATCTATCGATGGCACATCAGTCATTCGCTCACGCGA